CACTCAGTTAATGGCTTCTGTAATGCCTTACTGCTTATCTCCGCACAACCTCACCCATAGGTCGTTGTGATCGTTAATCGCCCTCACCGTGCGGATATCCATCACGTCAGCGTCTTTGCCGTGGGTTCTGATTGGTGCATCGAGAGTGCAGAGAGAATCAACGGTCTTTGTGGCCGCTTCAGTCGTCGGAGTTGAACTGTGACTGACGCAACTTGTCGCGCTGATCGTCATCACTAAGAGCAGCATTGCTTTGCCTGACTTCATTCGCTTTCTCCGTGTTCTCTGACTGCTGCTTAGCCACATCGGCGACCTGTTTCGATTCAACCTTTGCGGCCGCGACATCAGCTTTAGCCTGCGTCTGCGTCGAGCCGATTTTCTTACCACCGAAGTAGGCGCTGACGAAAGCGGCGATGATTGCCAGCCCGGCGAGTATCTCTGTCCACCAGTTTGCAATCAGGCTCATGGCTGCGCGTCCATCTGTTGTTTCTTCTCCGCCAGGCTACGTTGCCTGATGAACTGCGCGATAACGCCTAGTGCCACGATGAAGTAACTCACGTACTGAGCGATGTTTACCGGCAGCATTGCTTTAAGGTCAGGCGGTAGCATGTTCCAGGCGGAGATAATCGCATCAGGTGCAGAGGCGAGGTAAACGCCCAGCAGCGTACCGACACCAGTTAGCCAGACTGACCAGGCACGAAACAGCAGCCGGGCATGAGCAACGAACTCAACTGAGCTGTACTTGCGCACCAGTAGCACCACGGCGATCACAACGATAACCACGGCGAGGAAGGCGATAACGTTCATATCTTCCCCTTATAGATATCGTATGATCCGGTACGCATGACTTCGGCATGGCGGCGGGCGCGACCGGGTGTCTGGCGGGCCCAAAGGCTGTTCAACATCTCGTTAGCGCCGCTGGTGAAATCACCGTTTGATATGAAGATGAGAGCCCTACTGAACTGAGCCAGCCCATCAACACCTAGCTGATAGGCCATCGACACAAGAATATCTTCTCTTGCCGGGTTGCACTGCTTCAGTGCTGCGGCAATATTCTGGCGCTTGTTCATCTCAATCTTTTTAGCGTCGACTATTACTGCCTTCCACACGTCACCAACACTCCGCGGAACGCTGAAGGTGTAGTTGCTCAGCGATGCACCTTTTGGCCCTATGCGGATGCCACCGGCGACAGTCGGAAAACCCAGCGTGTCGAGGTAAGGCGTTTCAATGTAACCTTCCTCAAAGTTGAGGATCGGGATTATCTGACTCATTCGTCGGACTCCATCTCATTTGACTCATGCGCTCTTCACGCCGGTCTCGCTTACGCTGGAAGTGAATGTTCACAATGAATGTCGCGATAGCCAGAATGAAACCACCCACAGCTAACCACTCGTTTAGAGACATGCTCCCGGCAAGGAAAGTCGCCCCCGACGTTGTATACGCCGCGGCTGTTGTCACTTTGTCTGCCATAGTTTTCATATCCACCTCCAGGACTGGAGGCTCGCTTTTAGGAATTGATGAAATTGTGAACTGAGCGAGCCAGGTTAGAATTCTTAGTGTCACGTAAGAAACCTTCCTGCATCTCTCCCGCCGCAATTACATCCGCTGTGTTTGAAAAAAAGATGCGCTACGCCATCAAGGGGAAATCACTTCTGGTGTTGTATGGCGTGCGCAAAACAAAAAGGCCCGCCGTAGCGAGCCTTAATAATTATTTGATATTTCTGCTAAAACGCTTTGAAACTGCTTGCGCTTAAGCGTAGGTTAACCTACAATGTATTTCATCAGCAGGACGCTGAAACGGGAAGGCCTCTACCGAAGCAGAGGCCAACATGAGGTAAGGGTTATGATGAAGTTAATCATCATCCTGATTGTTCTCTTAGTGATTAGCTTGCCAGCATACTAAGTCAGTCAGGAGGAGGGGGAAACCCCTCCAACCCCACCCCAGATTTTAGAGTGATGACGTTATGAAATCAACTAACGACGATCGGCAAAAACGTAGTGATGAGAAGCGCGGCGTTAAAGTGAAAGGTATCAAGCTTCACGCCGACACAATCGCGCTACTGGAATCTCTTGCAGAGCAGACGGGACAGCCACAATCAGCGGTAGTCACGAAGGCTTTAGCGATGTTCGCCGAAAGTCTGAAACCTTAACTGCAACTTCGCTGCTGTTAGGAACGCCTATCCCATGGAAGGGATAATTTATTGCTCATCCCCTGTAGCGGATAATAAAAAACGCCCTCGCAGTTGGTGAGACCGCGGGGCGCTTTGACTATCACAAATCGATGGGACTGAATCTTTCAGGTTAACGCGTCAAACAACAGCGCGCAACTTCAACTGTTAGGAATCATATCCCCAGCTTCCTGAAAAGTAAATAGCCCACGATAAAATAATGAGCTATTTCCGATTGCGCTATCGAGTAACCTGATTCAGGGCTGAGTTAGCCCACGATTCTTCAATCTCCAGCTTGCCGATTAGTTGGTCATAGAACGGCTTTCCACTTCGATCCCACGTAGCCAGGCTGATTGCATCGGTAATCTCGCAGGCGCTGCGAAACGCCTCCACAGCCGGGATGCGCTCATAACCTCGACCGCAACAGCGCTTACAGTCTCCCATAACCGGCACGCCCTGCTCTTCAGTCAGCATGCGATCAACCGCCCGCCCTCTCCCGTTACAGTCACGACACGAAGAAGACACCACGCCCTTCCCGTTGCAGGATTTGCAAATAACGCGGACAACCTCTTTCACGCTTCGGGATGACCCGCCTGATAGCGGTGACTTCATGCTGAACACCTCCGCCTCAATAAACCCTTTCGCCTGGCAGCATTCGCACGGTTTGACGCTGGCAGCGCTGCGGCAATAATCCATGTAGGCATAAGTTGCGAGCGTTTGCATGACCGCTGGCTTAATATCTGTGTCTAGCTTGCGTAAGGCGGCAACCTTATCGCAGGTACTCAAAGCATATTCAGTTAATAACGATACGGCGCGTCGGGCGTCGTTATCGCTTACTCCAACCTTACCCATAAACGCACTGTAACCCAGCGGAGCGCGACTCTGAGTCATTCCCATGGCTGCCATATAGTCAGTGCCAGATAAAGCATCTGAGGCTGTTGCAGGCGGCATGCCGGCAAAGCTCGCTGTCTTCGCGAAATGATATTTAACTGTCGCTTCAAGCCCCATGTTTAACTCCCATCATTTTCGCCATGTTATGAATGATCTGATAATCAACCGCGAATCCACCTTTGCGTTTGTAGATGCGAAGGCGGAGCCACTTCTCTCTGAGGTATTCGGTCATGCTGCATACTCCATCTGACGTTTACGCAATTTCTCGTAATGGCGTGCCCGGCGCGTGAATATCGATTTCACTCGCTTCAGGTACTCGATATCGAATTTGCGAACGGTGTTGTCATGCTCGATGCGCTCGACCCTGTGCAGGCCAAACTTCTCGATGAGGTTTATTCGGTAGGGGATCAGGTTTCCGGACAGGTCACGATTACAGTGAACGCATCCAGCATTGTTGTTGAAGACATTGAAGCGGAGCCATGGTGCCGCGCCTCGCGATCGGTAGTGACTGGCGTCTACTGCCCCGCCGCGAACTCCGTAGTTGAGTGGTTTTCCGCAGGCTATGCATGGGTCGCCATAGTCGCGCCAGAAGATGAACTTATTAACCGCTGCCTGAGCCTCTCTGTTCCACTCCGACTTACCCTTGAGCCTTTCCCTTCGTTGCCTCAAATCATCGCGCTGCAGGCGTTCCTGCTTACGTATTTCTCGCGCAGCATTACGCTCATCAACCTGTCGGTTGAATTCCATAGCGCATTTGTAGTTGTGGCAGACTTTCTGGAGCGAACTTCGGGGGATGTATTCAGTGGTGCAGATGGGGCATTTCTTCGGCTTCGGCGGCTTGATGCCTTTAGCCATTGGGAATCCCCGCTTGATTGCAATCAGTGATGAAAGCGTCCATCTTCCGCTCCTCACGATCAGCCCATACCAGTGCGGCCGTCAGGCGCAAAAGCTTTCCGCGCTTTGTTTTCATTGGTAGCGAGATAATGTCTTCATACTCTCTGCATCGCGCTGAATAATTGAGGTGAATCCGGGCCCACTGACTTTCTCTACTCATCGTCCACTCCCATTAGTCCGTTTGGGTCTAGCAGTAGCCACAGGTCGAGGCATGAGCCACAGGCGTAGACTTCGGTATCCAGCAATTGAGCACCGCAGCCAGCGCATACAGAAGCACACTGCTCTCCATCGCCAGTATGCAGACTTGATTGGGTTATCTCGCTCATGGTTCTCCCATTCGATATCGCATTCGCACTGCTCGCAGCTAATGGAGTAGTGATACTTGTCTTCTGTGGTGAGTGTTATGTGACAGCGGCAGCAGCGTTCTTTCATCGCGTCTTCCTCAGTCGATTCCATTTCGCCTGCACCAGTCCGCCAACATAATCGAAGGTGCTGACCTGGCTGGCTGGGGGGATTGTGGTTGGTTTCTTGCGTCTTGATTTGGTGTGGTAGACGGCATGATTCTCCATCCTCTCCCAGAGCGATTTAGTACGGCGCATGTTGCCCCCTTGCAGCTCTCAACAGCTGATTGAAATCTGCCATGACCGGGCTGACGCCAAAGCCTGCCTGCTCGTTTGCCAGCCTGTAGCGGCATGAATTGTGTTTTGCGCCGGTGATGTGCTCCTTTACAACGTGATGCCCGCCACAAAGCGTGCTGAGGGTGTTAGACACTTTGGCCCGTTTAGTGCGGCAGGACTTACATACCGGCCCTATCAGCTCTGACGTCTGGTGCCATTTCCCGTCAGAGAGAATGCCCAGCAATGCTGCTTTGATTTTGCTCATGATGTACTCCCGAATCTTCCTGCCCATTCAGCCGCACGCGCTGACTCGTCGCTGAATCTGACGCTCTGCTCGGCACCGAAGGCATGGATTAAGGTGATTAAATCTCGCATCTCACTGACGCGCATTTTGCTTGTTGATTTACCGAGGACTACAAAGCCATTGCCCGCCAGATTCGGCACTGCCTCCTGTCCGTTTAAGCTCGCGCTAAAAAGGTGCTTCCAGCTCTCCGGACCCAGCTTCCGCCCATGCCAGACAACCTGCTCTGATACGTCATGCAGGCATGCCCATAAGAGAGCGTTTTGTTCGAGGGATCTGGTTCGTTCGGAGATGGTCACTACAAGAGGGGTTTGGTTATTCGCTGATATCTGCTGGATGGCTTCTAGGCAGTTTTGCCGTATTCGGTTATCCCGCAGGATGTAGGTTTG